GCCGGCACGCAGTTATAAAGAGTTTATCGTGGTTTATCGGGTGGATGCCGAGTACGTGAAACCTGTGTAAGCCAAGGCGTTCACGCAGTAATAGTGGTTCGTCTCGCGGAATCGCGGCAGGGCCATCGTCGCATGGCCGGGGAAAATCGCCACGCTGAACGTATAAAGAGGGGTCATGACGTCTTCTCCACCGAGGCCGCGACCGCGTATTCGATCGACGGGTGGCATTCGGATTCGCCGCAGTCGACGCACTTCAGTTCCACGTAGGACGTGCGGAACTTCAGCCGTTCGATGTGCGTCTCGACGTGCTCGGCCTCATAGCGACAGCCGCACCGCTTGCACTTCAGCCCGTGGTCGTGGTCGATGACCTGTCGATGGATGACGCTCATGGCTTCCTTACTTCATGGCCTTATGACAAGGCTTGCGACCGTGCGTCCTTGTTAAAGGAAACGGCGATTTCCTTTAATCCGGCATCGGCGCGACATCGAGAACCCCGGCATCTCCCTCACGTCGGACAGCACCGTGCCGTCCAGTTCGTCGTTGCGTCGCGACATGATCTGCCCATTCCACCTGCGGTCGCCGCGATAGTCCGGGTTCCGGCTCTGGGCGTCGGCGATCTCCGCGCGGCATCGCGGGCAAATCTCGTCGTCGGAGATGCAGCCGCAGTCCGAGCAATACGTCTCGGCGTCGTTCGTCGTTTCGATCATGCGTCGCGCCGGGGGTTGATGAAGAGGCTGATGGCGTTCTGCGTCCTCTCGCCGAAGTCGTGCAGCCGAAGGATCCACCGGAAGACTTTCAGCCCCATAAACGCGATCAGCGCCAGGGGGATCGCCGCCAGGCCGAGCAGGGTCTTCCACGCGAAATCGATCGCGGCGGGAAGCCAGGGGCCGGCTGTGACGACGAGGAAGTCTTCGATGGCGTCGCGGCGTCTGCGGTGCATGGTGATTCCGGCGGGCGTCAGATCACTGACAAATGCCAATGATATCGCATTCTGGTCTTCGGCTCAACCCCGATCGCGGCCTTAATCACATTTCGATCTCGGCCCAGCGTCCGTCGTCCCAATCGCTCGTGATCGCGGCGTAGACCGGGTCGTGCTGGAGCGGCGGGGGCGGCGCGACGGCGTGTCGTTCGGCGTACAGCGTCCGCGCCCGGACGACGATGGGCGGGGGGCTGCCGACGATCGCCGAGTTCTCGTCGAACGGGCCGTAGTCGTCGTGCTCGATCCCGAGCGTGCGGCACCGCGAGCAGCGGACGGCGACCAGTTCGTACCGCTTGAGCAGTTTGGTCGACCTCATCATCGGACGGCCGCAGAACTTGCACTTCGGGCCGTTCGCGACGACCACCGGGACCGCTTCGTCCGGGGCGTCCTCTTCGACGACCTCGTCTTCGACGACGTCTTCGGCGATCTCTTCGACGGACTCGGCTCGCGCTTTCGGCGGACGACCGCGACGCTTGGCTTCGATGCTCATGACTGCAAGGCCCTGAGTGCTGCGGCGCAACGCGCGGAGACGCGGTCTCGCTCGCCCTGGTGAACTATCGCTGGGCTAAATATCCAGCGGCTTCTGTGCTTCGACGAGAGCAGCTTCCCGATGGAAGTCTAATACCCTCTCCACACGCTACCCCCGTGGTTCCCACGGTTGTGCTTCGTTGGCGCATGCCTTCGGCAAGGATATTCATCGAGGCGTTGAAGTCTCGATCATGTTCTTTCTTGCAAATCGGGCATGTCCATTCCCTGTCTTCTAACGTCAATCCTTCATTGATGAATCCGCACGCATGACAGGTCTTGGACGAAGGATACCAGCGGTCCACCCGGATCACTTCCCGCCCATACCACCCCGCCTTGTACTCGATCTGTCTCGCCAATTCATGAAATGACACGTCCGCCACCGACTTAGCCAACCTCCGATTTGCCATCATCCCCTTGACATGGAGGTCTTCAAGCACGATCACTTGATTCTCGTTGACCAGTGACTTGCTGACCCGATGGAGATGGTTGTTCCGGATGTCGGCGATCTTCTGGTGGCACTTAGCCACCAACTGCTTGGCTCTGATATAGCTGTGCGACCCCTTGACCTTTCTACTGACCGACTTCTGTAGTCGGCGGAGACGGCGGTGCAGGTTGCGATAGGGTCGGATGTTCTCAAAGACCTCGCCGTCGCTACACGTCGCCAAGTCCTTCAAGCCGAGATCGACGCCAACCATGTTGGAGTTCGTCTCGAATTTCGGCAAATCCCGCTCAACACAGATGCAGACAAAGTGCTGGCCAGATCGGTTCCGGATGACCGTCGCATGCCTGATCTCGCCATCGATAGGGCGGTGTTGCTTGAGCCGAATACCCTCTTTAAACTTCGGGATATACAACCGCCCGTTCTTCAACCGTGTTCCTTGGGGAACATGGAAAGATTGCTTGTCCTTGTGCTTGGAGTGGAATTTGGGAAAGCGGGCCTTCTTCTTGAAGAACTGACTATAGGCGGTGTCAAGGTTCCTCAACTCCTTCTGCAAGGACTGGGAATTTGCGTCCTTGATCCACGGCAGTTCTTTCTTCAATTGGGTGAGGTCGGCACAGTCTTTGTAATACGTTGACCCCTTCCCGTTCTCTCGGTATACCTGTTGTCTCTTGGCGAGAAAGTAGTTGTACACAAACCGGCATGCGCCGAAATTCCGGGACAGCCGAGAGGCTTGATCGGCGTTGGGTGATATCCGGAACTTGTATGTGTACGTCGCCACGGTTTTTCCTATGCCGAAAACAACCCCGCGCCCATAGAGAGAACTCGATTATCCTTATATCATAGCCAAAAGTCAATACTAATCGTCATGCTCGTCTCCGCTCCATGCGTCTTGCCACCATCGGGGGTGTTCGTAGTCGGCTTGCGCGGCCTTGTCGCGTTCGACCTTGGCCTGCCACTCGCGTTCGAGGCGTTCGCGTTCGAGGCGGGCTCGTTCTTCAGGTGGAATGGCGGCCGCGCCGTACTTCTGCATCTGGAGCCCGGCATAGGCGAGCACGTCGACCGTGTCGTCCTTCGCGCCCTGCGGAAACGTGAGGAGTTCGTGTTCGAGGTTGGCGAGTTCGGGATGCGACGACGGAAACCAAACCTGGCCGGCTTCCATGTAGATTTGCAACGGTATAGCCCGCTCGCCCTTGTCCATGTTGGCCTTGAGCGGTCGGACCACAAGCCCTTGCTTTCGGGCCGTCTGGACGACGAGCGTTTGGGCCTGAACGTCCTCGATCCCGATATAGACGAAACCCCACTTCGTCTCCATCGCCCGGCACGCGGGGACCAGTTGGTCTCCGGTCATGCGTTCACGATGAAGATCGAGCAGGACGAGGTCGCAATCGGGGGTGACGGCGAACGCACCGATCACCGTGTAGTCCGAATCCTTCTTTAGCGCGAATGCGAGGTCGACGCAGCCGAATATTCGGCAGTGGGCCAACTGGAAAGAGCGTCCGTCGAGACGGAGATAGCCGTTCTGGAGTTTGTAGTATTTGAACCACGAACGCTTGAACCGGCCGCCGCCTTCGGGCGAAGGTGAACCCTGGTAGAGCGCCGCGAAGAAATACGACCCGATCGTCTTCGCCGTCTGGCGAAGTTTCCTGGCCGAGAATCGCTCGGGCCACAGCGCCGGCCCGTCGTCATGGACCTTGATGCGGATCTTAACAGGCTTCAGCGTCTCGATGTCGTCGTCTTCGATTTCGACGCTCATGCCGCAGCCTGGCAGTGCTCAAGGAAGGTATTGAGTTGCTTGAACGTCATCCCCTCGTGAGCCTTGATCCGCTCGGCGTGCTCGCCGGGGATCGTCAGTTCGGCCCAGACCTCCTTGCCCTCGTGCAGCGAAGGAAGATGGAGGTAGGTCCACTGGTCGCCGCCGTCCTTCATCTCTTCGAGAACGGTGCCGGTGATGTCTTCCTCGTGCCACCGCGTCGCGACCATGATGATCGCGCCGGTCGGTTCAAGACGCGTGTAGGCGGCGGTGCGGAACCAGTCCATCTTCTTGGACCGGATCGTCTCGCTGTTCGCCTCGTCGATGCTCTTAAATGGATCATCGATGGCTAATATGTCTGCGCCTTTTCCAGTCAAGGCTCCCCCGACGCCGCATGTCTGCATGCCGCCGACCGCGCCTTCGACCATCCAGTGGTCGGCCGCCTTGCTGTCCTGGCGAAGCTTGACGCCGAACAAACGCTGGCCGTTGTCGTCGATCAGGTCACGGACCTTGCGGCCCCACTCGGCGGCGAAATCGGACTCGTAACTGGCGAGGATGTAGCGGTCATTCGGCTTCCGGCCGATCGTCCATGCCGGGAAGTATTTCGAGATCAGCTCGGATTTCCCGTGCCTCGGGCCGAGGGTGATCACAAGGCGATCCACCGCCCTCTGGTCGATCCACAGCAGGAGTTGGTTGATCAACCTCAAGTGCGGGGCGGGCATCCACTTCCCATTGCTCGCCACCACCGCGTAGCCCGCCGGGCTCTGGTTCGCGATATGCCGCTCCAGGGCCAACCGCTCCCGCGAGTTGAGCGAACCCGCCAATGATTGCAATGATTCGGTCATTCCCGATGCCACCGCCAATATGCTCGATCTCGATCCGCTCTTTGAACAGGCCGTGGTACTTGGCCAGTTTGTCCATCGCGTCCACGGCGTTGTGGAGGTTGATCTCGATCTCGCCGCTCGGGCGGATCTTGAGATCCTTGATCAAGCCGCCCTTCTTGAGCTTCTTGATCTTCTTGAGGTTGACGAACGGCTTCTCGACGTCCTCGCCGGCGCGGTTCTTCTCGGTCTTGAACTCGACGAACTCCATCACGTCCAGCGAGGCGATGGCCGACAGCCTGGCGAGGATTTCGGTGCTCGACATCGCGCCGGCGTCGTCGAGTTTCTTCGCGAGTTCGGCGCAGACCGACCGGCTCTTGAGCAGCCGAGGCCCCATCAACGCGGGGCGCCCATAGCCCGCCATCTCGGCGGCCTTGACCTCGTCGCCGTTGGCGTCGCCGAGGTAGTAGTGCAGGAAGAGTCGCTGGTAGTGGTTCAGCGTCATAGGGCTATCGCGATTGCGTCGGGAGCAGCGTGTAGCCTATCAGCACGCCGATGGCGAACACGACGACAACGAGGGCCACCGGATATCGATCGAACAGGCCGGCGGCTACGCGGCTGTACGTCGAGTTGACGCCGTAGAACTTGGTCAGCCAGACGTCGGACGCGATA